TTCTTGGAATGATCTTCTTTCCCCTCTTAGCCATATTTTCCCCTTATTCCTCAACCACCATCCGGTTCCACTCGTTCTCAATCCTTGGCTTGACCCGCTCCAGTTCGCCCGGCTCAGACTTGCCAACACGTGCTCGGACTTCGCGCATTTGCTGATTCGCAAGGGCATCAAGTTCCGCACGGGCCTCGTTGGTGAGTTCGATCGGGCGTTCCATGAGAATCTGCCCACCCTTGATGATGTTCGGTGCGGTGTAATCCGGTGGCACCCAATTGGGATGCATCTTCGGATCAACCGGCTCCCAGCCCTGTGCACGCATCTGCGCGAGGTAGAACGGGTCCTCTTGACCGGCCACGGAGAATCGCTTCCACTCGTAGCTCAACCCCTCGGGAATCTCGTCTAGTGGGATGTAGAACGGGTCGTCATGCTGCAATCCCTTGCGGCGACGCATACGGCGAGGCGTGCTATGTGCCGGCTCGCGTTCTACTTCCCGTTCCGCAGTATGGGCTGCGGTATGTTGTGGCGCGTGTTCTGCGTTCTTTCTTGGCCGTCCTGGTCCGCGACGCCCAGGTGCTACGGTATCCGCTTGTGGTATTGCAGTGTACGCGGTTGCCTCATCAGAAGTCATAATAAGTCCTTGAATGAACGACGGTTTCACGTGTTTTACGTGTTCGGAACCGACAACCTTACCGCGCGTGGGATGAGGGGATGGGAGCGCGCAGTAGCCGCTGGGCGGCTCACGTTCCGCACGAGGCGAAACTGAAAATTGTTGACAGCAGACGAAAAGTCTGATTTAAGAGAGTTGATAAATCAGGAGGGAAAAATGCATGGAGAATGACACCAAGTACACTATTCTTGGCGTTGCTTTCTGGCTCGGGTTAATAGCAGTTGGATTCTTGTTTGGAGTGCTATGGTGCCATCACACAGGCTTAACGCCCTGAATGACAAACTTTAACTCATCCACGGTCACTTCCGCCCCACCCTCTAGGATCGTCGTCGTTACTTCGTGGTCATTAAGTCGCGCGGTTACACCTTCGGTAATGATGTACTGAATGACACACTCGCCAGATGAGATATACCCTACGGCGAGTGTGTTTGGGTTGTAAATACTAGCGCAAAGGCCAAAAGCCAACGTGGTGAAGAGCATATGACCATCCCCAGTTCTATCGCGATATTCCAAAACAAGTGCCAAGAGGGCGCCAAATTATGGTGTGCTGGTGTTGACCTACACCAAGTTGTTGACGACCTACAAGACTACGCGGTTAGAAGTGGACTAGTGACCTCGATTGGTCAAGACCTCGTACAGCACTATATGGCAGAAGCGTTCAAGCCATACAGACGTGTAGGCGATCTAGGGATTTACCAACCTTAATGGAGAACACCAAATGGGAGAGGGATTGAAGAGAGCCTTCGCCGCAGCAAAGGCTACCCGTAAGAGACCAACGTTGAGGAAACCTATCCCATCGAAATTCTCTGTTGAGAGATCGTTGGAACGTGACGATTACAGCATCCCATGCAAATGTGGCGGCTATGCGGATCGTGTTTCATGCACAGCCGACGAAATTGCTAAGTACGGATGTGGGCGCCCTTGGGAATGCTGCTCTCGTGCCTTTGTGTGCAGAAAGTGCAAAACCCGTTATGTCGGAACCGCTCCCGCTCCTGAAATGCGCTAATGCGTCATCGCGGCAGATCGGCCACGCCAGTTCGGCGTCTCCGCATCTAGCGAGTACAGCCCTTCCGCGTACTTTGCGAACGCCTGACGGGTATCAAGATGCGGGTAGGTGATCTTTGCCGCTTCTTGCTGTTCCTTTGTCAGGGTGTAGGTACGTTTCGGGCCAGGAGCATTACTGCCCGGAGGCTCGCGGGTAACGGGCGCGGCCGGGACTGGGGCGGCGCGACGTGGACGTTCTGCCGGGACTATCTCAGCGGCGGCAGATACCGGCGCGGCAGGTTGACGATACCCGGCCGATTCTTCAATCACCCGGAAGTAGTCATCGCTGCCCTCAGTGATTTTCTGTTCACCCGCTGCATAATGCCCCTTCATCATGGCATTGTGCTTCACCGGGTCGCCACCTAACTGCGGTGGTGCACACTCAGGATGTGACCGTAGCCACGCCTGCGCGCGAGGTGCCATCCGGGATAGGTATTGCTCCAGCGGAGACTGCTGAATCTGCGGCTCTACGCGACCCTCGGTGACCGGAGTTTTACGCGCTCCCGCCTCATAGTCTTCCTTGGCCGCTTCCAGGCGATCTAGGCGTGCAGTCGCCTTCGCAAGTTTGACCTGTAGCTCACCGGCCTTCTTGAACTCGCCGGCCTCCCAAGCTGCTTCTAGCGCAGCCTGATGCGAGGCTACTTCCCGAGTTTCACTTTCAATCCCCGAGTTCAGGAGGGTAAGTTCAGAACTTTCCGCAGCCTCTTTATACGCCTTGGCCTCTGCGTCACGCTGTTCTGCGAGACGTTGTGCGGCCTCGGCACGTGTCCGCTCGGCTTGCGCGGTCTCTTCTGCGGCGCGGATTTTGGCGACGGCTTCCGATTGCGCCTTCTCAACTGCCTGCTTGAGTGCTTCGGCGGCTTCATCGGCGGCGACCTTGCGTACCCGAGGCTTTGGTTCTGCCTTTACCGCAACTTCTGATTCAGTGGCCTCCGTTCCCTCACCCTCTGGCAAGTCGATCGTAACCACGCCCTCATCTTCGACTTCAATTACCGTACTGTCAGTCATATTTTCTCCTTATTACCAAACTTGGTCAGGGAATGGAATTTTGAATGGAATGTCTTGGTCCCTAACAAGACGACAAAGTTGTCCGTTGATAGTGCATTGCATGCCAAGAGACACAAACCCCATGCACCAATCGCCGACTTCCAGCTTGTGTTCAGGACCGAACGTGAATTGATCGTCAGACACGAACGCTGTAGGCCCGAGTGCCAAGACCAGCCAAGCCTTGCCTTGGTGCTTGCTTTCGTCTCTGGACCTGTCTGGCATGATGATTCCGCTACGTGTCTTTTCCGGCATCTCGTAAATTCCGCATAGGACGCGGTTGCCAAACAGTGTGAAGCCGGGAATTTTTAGGTCTTTCGTCATCCCAACTTGCTTAAAGATTACATCCTTCGGGTCTTCTTCATGGACCATTAAACGAGGTGGCATATTTACTCAGTCTCCCCTTCATCCTTGCTCGACACCGTGCCGTGCATGCTAATCTCGATCTCCTTGCAGAGCGCCAATACGGCGTTCATCGCGGCGATGTATGCGACCTGTCCATGATATTGCTCTAGCGTCTCTGCGGACCCACCCGCGAGGTCAACCATGGCGTCATTGATATGCTTCGTAATTATCGGATATAGACGCCGATGAAACGGGTCTATAATTGCGTCGCTCATCATCCCCTCTTGTCGTTCAACCAACGCATCATATCGCCAAAATTGTTAAAGACGGCTTCTGGCGGTTCTTTTGCCAATTGACGTAATTGTTTTGCGAGATCACGGCGCTCATCCTTTGATGCCTGCCGCTTCGTCTTGCCATCACCACTCTTGGTAGAAGACCACCGCTTAGTCACGACGCAAAATCCGCCGTCGCCTTCGACAACAGCCCGAGCGTAACCAATTGGTCATCCCCTGAGTGCCAGAAACGCGCGTATTTTTGCCCATCTTCCTTAGTCTGGCGATAACAGACAATCAGTGTGTCAATGTCCGCGCCGTCATCGATCTGGCGCAGCATTGCAATCAATACTTCACGTGGGGTCCATTGGGTTGAATCGCCACCGGAGGCAGCGCGTATCTCGCCAAGAGATTGAGGGTGGCCGGCGAATGAGTCGTCGGTCATCACTTGATGGTATAAGTCGTGGTAGGATAGCGAACGCACATGCAAACACCGTTACGACATGCCTCACATCCTATCTCATTGGGCTTAGGCGCATATGGCACAAATGGCGGCCACACAGGAATTGTCGGCGGCAACGGTATCGTGCTCGGCATCGCATCCACGCACGAACACTTCTGCACGCTTGGCGCATTGGACGCCTTACATCTAGGACAAATCCAGCCTTCCGTCATAGTTCAACCTTGTCTACCGCCTTAAGTGCGATTTCGTGGGCCTGATGTAGAATCTTCAAGCCACGGGTAAACTCTCGCGTGACCTGTTCCTCGGTCTGCCCGGTAACAAGGTTTTCAAACACCATGTTCGCCAAGCCTTGAAGCCGCGCATCGGCCGCAGTATCAATCGCCTGTTGCACTTCTGTCTTTGTCATCCCATCCCCCTATAGCGGATCACTCTCGACCTTAGTTACCTGACATGCTACCGATAGTTCGAACGTCCCATGCATGTCCGAAGTCTTGTCTAGGATGTGCCTTGCCTCGGTTAGACACATCTCAATGGTGGGTTGCTCTGTGTCTTCAAGCTTTACAGTGTCGTCATGGCCCGCAATAATGATGTAGACGACTAACCAGACTTTCACGCTTTTGCCAAAGCGCAGACTGCCTGCCAGATGCGGGCCTTGCGCTCTTCGTCAGTTTCGACGGGCTTTTGATCCATGCAGTTCACGTCGCTATCGGCTGTTCCCGGCCGCAGAGCAGTATCAACAACCAATTGCTGCCATTCAGCCTCTCTAACGGGATCGCTCCCGACCGTGCTTGGCTGATTAGGGATTGGGCCGAATGCTTCGTGCCATCGCTTGGCTAAGTCGTCGGTGGTCTGCGCCATTTCAGGCCAGAGAGTAGCCGCCATAACAAAGTATTTGTTCGCCATCGCGCGCTTTAGACCAAGCAGAGAGGCAGGGAAATGCCGCATGTGTAAGCCATCGGCAATTGACTTGCGCGTGATGCAAAACCCAAGATCGGCATGCTTACTCGATACAAGGAGATTGTCCATGAGATGGTCTACTTTGATCTCCACGTCATACGGAAACGGGCCGAACTTTTCCTTGATCTCGTCTGCTATGGACTGTATTGTGCGTGGCATTATGCGGCTCCTTGAGCATGAACCGAGAACTCTTTTGCTTGGGCGAGTGAAGCAGCGATATACGCTTCTTTTGCAGCATCAAGATCACGAAAGTAACCTAACGTTTTTGTCTTCCCATGAAATGTGATGTACGCCACCCACTTCCTTTCATTCTTATTCCAACTAACGCCAGTAAAACCACTGGTATTGTCGCTTCGAATGGTTAGATTATGAGTTTGTTGAGACCTGTCGGCCAACCTTAAATTACTAATCCTATTGTCAGTTCTAATTCTATTGATGTGGTCTAATTCCGATTGAGGCCATTCACCGTAGACGTAAAGCCATGCTAGCCGATGGGCCGCATATTTTCTCCTAGTACCATCGCTAAACGTAACATCTATGCCAATATACCCATTGCTACGCCGCCATCCTGCCTTCTTACCAGAATACCTAGCATCCCAAGATTTTCCCGTCCTACTAGGATCGTTTCTTTTCAACCATGTGAATTCTCCGCTCTCTGGATCGTAATCAACCAAAGAGCGAAGAATTTCCTGAGTCATATCAGGTCTAGTCACTTTCCCCTCCGAAGATTTTAGTGCAGTACCTCAAACGGTTTGTGGACGCCCAGCGTTCTTAATTTTGCTAGTCTCGCCGATCTTTTCTAATCTTCCATTGCCCGTCACACTTCCTGATTCCATGTGATGCTTCTGGCTTGGCAACCGTTTCGGAGCAACGAGGCGCCCACCATCGGCACGCTCACGAAGCCCCATCTTCTCGGGCTTGCTTGATCGCGTAAGTCCTTCGGACTTGAGCGTCTTCATAATCAGCGCCTTGTCCTCGGCGGCATCTTCATGGACTCGGCCACCCTTCTTGCGGACGGGTAGTCCCGGAGGCGGAAGGGCTCCAGGACCTGGAGGCGGCGCGCCCATTGGTCCTGCACCCATCGGCCCACCAGGAGGCGGGCCAGGAGGTGCGATTGGCGGACGTGGCGGCATCATCGGAGGTACAGCGGCAACCGGAGGACGCGGCGGCATTGCAGGAGCATTAGGTCCTCCAACAATGACATTCACATTCGTCTTCCCATGGTGCTTCGTACGTCCACCCTTGGCACGCTCAACCACGCCTCCCTTCTTTAGGGTTGCGAGTGGGTTCGCGGTGGCAGTGCGGCGCATTGGACGATCGCCACGTGCCTTTGCCATTGCGGAGTCGGCGCCGAAACCTACTGCGGGTTCCGCGCCTTCCGCCTTGTGCTTATTGGTTTCAGCCAGGATGTTATTGGCTGGGCCGGAAGCGCTACCATAGCCTTCGGTTAGGCGGCGAAGCTTGCTGCCGTGGGAATCTCTTGCGGAATCTTTTAGGGGATGGGCCATGCTGTTCTCCTTTAATCCATCGTGGCGTCGTTTTGGTACTGCTTCTCAGCCGACATCCCATCATCTGCCGGTTGTTTGAATGGCGTAGTGTCCCGACGCTCTAATTCGCGTTCGCGGTCAATCCATTTCGGTGAGTGCTTATAGGTTGCATCTTTAACAGGATAGGTCATTATGCAGTCTCCCAATCAATAGCGAGCAAATCAGTTTGTGAGCACAGCCAAGGAACCTTTTGCTCATCTGCCGTTTTCATGAAAACAAACGGCACCGTCATCCCCATCCCAAGCCCACGCGGCTGCTCAATTGCTAGCCACATGCCCTTCCCGTTCCAACCGCGACGACGCACTCTGCCACCATCTTGCATGTGCTTTACGGCCCACCCAATCGTGCCAATCTCTAGCGACATCAAAACAACTCTCCTTGAAAAAATGAGGCGGGGAGGGTGATGGGCGTGCATCACATCTACCGCTTTAGCCCAGGTTCACCGACCTGTACGGCGATAGCCAGTTAGAGCCTTCGAAAAGCTCTAGACCTCCCCAAATAAGTCATGGGATCACGACTTAGAAGATTCTCAAATTCAGCTTTGGCATTCTTAACATGATTGCCGTCCTTAATTACGCGGCGCGTAATCGCAAATCCAAATTCTTCATTATGAATGAAGATGCAATCTGTTCTATAGTCAACGTTAACTCGATACCCAATAGGAAGTGGAGATAATTCCTCTAGAATTTCGTTAGCAGCATCGTAAATTGTACGCTTACCATCTAAGCCTTGATCTGCTGTAGATGCCAACACGCCTATACTTATAAATGGCAATAGTGGTACAGCACAAAACAGACTACGACGGTTTATCATTGGAACAACTCCCCCTCTAAATAGTCATCCGTGGCCACGGCGATTCCCATCGTGTGCCTTGTAGCGCTGACATTCTTTTTCTGACTTGTTGTCGAGCACGGAGTTCGTATTTTCTTAGGCAGATCAGGCGGCTTTGCCTTTGGCACTAAACTTTCCGGGAGTTGGCGACGATAGCGCCATGCCATCAGTTCCATGTAGTGCCGCTGCCTTAACGATAGTTCGCGTTCTGGCGAGTGTTCTGCCAGGAATGATATGTCCTTTGCAAAGCGCTTTTGGCTCGAACCCGGCATATAACTGCAACTGCCGAGTGCCTTAGCGAGAGTGATTTCGTGCGGTGTCACGCCGTCAATTCCCGATACAGCCATTCCGTGAACTGCCGCTTGCGCCGCGCCACCTCGCGTTCACCATTCGGTCGATAGGTCAAAGGCCGTATTTCCTTCCGGCCAAACCGTAAACCAAGAGTTTGCTTTGGTCCTGCGGGCCGGTAGTTAGGTGGCTCTCCGGGACGCCATACGCCGCGTATCTCTTTCACTTGATTACGACGTGCTGCACGGTATGTGCTTGCAGGACGGGGCTTGCGTGGGCCAGCAGAGCGCTTCCAGGTCATTGCGCTATCCCCTGATAGACTGGCAAACTAAGTGGATTCGCCATCCCTTGTGCTCGCTGCAACTCATCATCCGACAGACATATCTCCGTCGTGTTGTTCGTACACGTGTTGCACGAGGACGAGGTGTAAACACAATCCCCTTCCGCAGGGCACGTCAGAACCGGGAGGCACATCATCAGCGTGCACTGTACCGACTTTGTATAGTCAATCACCTTGCGGGCATGCGGGTGATCGGCTGGGCACATATCGGCTGCGTGGGATATAGATGCAGCCATGATGAAGACGATACTTAGTGCCGCTTTCATTTTGAGACATCCTTCAATGGAAGGAACCGCATTCTTGCGGACATCTCAACCTCGAACAATGACCTTCCATCACGAATGGATTGCACGCTTTCCTTTGCTTCACCCAAAGATTCGATTATAACGTCTGGACGCTCTTGGCCGCCCTTTATATAAACTATTGAAGGCCCCTCTTTCGGGATGCCTATCATTACGAATGATAAATACTCCCCCGACGTAACCCTATCGACAAACCCGGCAACTACCGATGATACATTGTCAACTTTTCCCATCCCCTATCCTCACTTCTTAGGCTTCGTCACCTTTGGCTTTGGCGTCGCCAAATTCGTCTGCAATTTCTCTGCATTTCTCGGCGGCGGCTATCAGAAATACACGCCATGACGCTCTTAGATGCGTCCCAAGATAGTCTTCATTGTCTATGCAATTTCTGGTGATGCAGAACCCAAGGTCTAAGCCGTTGCTCCCAACCAACACGCAATCATCGCCCGCTTCCACAACAACATCAATAGGAAGTTTGCCAAGTTTGTATTTAATCTCTTCAACTACCAATGATATTGGCTTCGGCGCATTACCCTTATCCATAACACCATCCTCACAAGAAAAGAACGATTTCTTATCACTCCACGGTATTTGTGACCAATTAAGAAGAAGAGTTCCATTCCATGAAGGATACAATAAACCACGTTGTACCAAGTCCTCTGTGTCATTATTATTTGGTGGCAAATATTCAGGATAAAGCTTCATGTTTACTAAAATAGACTTTTGCGCCGATGTAATTCCGATAAAATTACCCTTTTTAGGGATAAGTGCTATTTCCTTAGCACAAAGTTCTTTTCCTATTCTAAAAATATCATCCCATCCCATCAGTCTCTCCTTAGAGCTTAGTTCCCCTTAGAACCTTAGATGAGCAGATAGATCAGGTTTGTTCTCAAGTTCCTTCAATGGAATGAACCTAGCCGCCCATCCTTCAACTACAAACACTGACTCGCTATCTCGTATTCGATCAACCCCGGCCTTTGCAAAATCCAAAGCTTTCAACATCCTATCTGGCTGTTCTTGAGCACCGGCTATCCATGCGAATGGATTACCGTCTTTAGAGACAACGACCATTACAAATTGCGGATATTCGCCAGACGATACATCCTTAGCAAACCTAGCGAGAGCGGACGAAACATTGTTAACTTTGCTCATTTCTTTCCCCTATTTCCCTTTGGGGGCTTTGGCGTCGCCTTTATTTTGGCGATTTCGTGTGCCCGATCCTTCTCATTCTGGTCTGCTTCAAAGCTACGCGCCAGCCCCTCATGTTGCCTATCCACGGCATTCTGTTGGGCTTCGTGTGCGCGGCCTAGTCCTTCGTTAATCCGGTCGGCATGGGCTTGCATTGCTTCGTGAACCCGGCCGCCGTGCTCTAGCCCTGCCTCATGTTGCTGCGCCGCACCGGCAAGTCCTGCTTCGTGCGTCCTATCCAAGTGAGATTGGATTGCCTCATGTGCCAAGCCTTGGTTGGTCTGCCGCATATCGTGGGCACGCTGCAACGCAGAATCACGTGCGCTAGCCCTAGACTGAACGGACGCCATCGCCAACTTATGCAACCGATCTGCGCTGCGTTGTTCGTTTTCCATCTGCGCCGCACGCTCTTCCTTGGCTTGGTCGGCTTGGTGGATAACCGTTTCCTTGGCTACTTCTTGCGCGGCGATACGCTCTTTCGCGGCGAGTTCTGCCATCTTGATCTGCGCGTCGGTTGCCGTATCTACGGTAGACTGACGGGCCTTCGCTGCGGCATCGGCGGCACGGGCTTGAGCCTCGGAAACACGGGCTTGCGCGGCCATCATCGTGGCTTGCGCGGTTAACTGTTCTGGCGACGGCGGCGGTGGCGGTGCGCCCGGTGGTGGCGGGTCCTTCATCAGCGAATCAGGATCATCAACACCAATCGCCGATAATCCACGCTCATCGACTTTGTTAAGGTCCATGTTGCTGCCAGGGGTCATTGCCATCTGACGCATTGCCACAATCTTTAGGTAGCGCTCGGTATGCGACGAGGTGTTAGGATCAGCGCGCGGAATCAATTCACAATCACTCAGTGCGGCCAGAAACAATGCACGGTGCCGGTCCTCGGCGGATTCCTCGGCATCTACGACAGGCTGTTGTCCTGCCATTGCGGTTAGTTCTTTGAGAATCTTTGACTTCTTGTGGTGCCGCCAAAGTGCCTCGGGGTCTTCCATGAGAAGCGTCTTTAGGAGATCGAGTTCCTGTCCTTGGGCTTGGTGCAGTCTCTTATGGACCGCGCTCATCAACTTCGTGGCTTGCTCGACCATCGCCAGCGTCGTACCTACTGGCGCGTCAGCCTTCCCCTCCCCGATCTGTAGCTCTGCGGTTCCACCGACACGCTGCGCAGTCTGGACTACATTTTCAATCAACTGCATAAAGACTGGGCTTGCGTCTTTATACGGGAGTGGCATAATCATCCGGCGCACATCGGCGTTCGGACCTGTCGCATCGATCGCCATGCCACCACCGGGCGGGATGCGGAATTGGTTCGTTAACTGCTTGGCTAGGTTCTTGAGGTACAGGAAGCCAGGGAAGTTTGCGAACATGCCGGCGTCGATCATCAGACGCCATGCCGCAGTTACCGCCTTAGTCGCATTCCCTAGGACATTCAGAAGCCCTATCCCATAGAAGCCCAGGCCAGGAATGAAGATATACGCGATGATCCTGTTGAGCGGCATACAGAACTCATCGTCTTCCGCCCAATTCCTACGGATTTCAAGGATGCGCCGTGATTCGCGGTCGATCGTTACCTTGTACGGAAGCGGAAGCCCAGTTTGCTTGCCGTCGATTTCGTGCTCAAAGCCGGGAACTTCGATTTCGCAGTAGCACTCGTAAAGCTCGCGGTCCTGTTCCTCGTTCTCAACGTAGGTCGGAGGTGCAATGCCCTGCGTTTGATTGATCTTGGTATCGACCGGGTTCTGGACTGCCGGCATGCCAGGGTTATGAAGCTTGATGTCGAGGTATGCGCCCAACAACTGCATCCTGCGCAACACGGGCGGACGCATCATGATCCGGTGGGTTACCCGCCCTGCGCCTTCCAGGTTCGTCGCGGCATTGCTTACGATCAGGTCCTTGGAATCGATACTCTCAATGACCGGCCGCCGCCGAATCGGACAATGAAAACCCTTCTTAAAGCCTATCCCCGAGAACCCGACCATAAACAGCAACTTGTCGGTGTCCGGGTAGTATTCCTTCGCTACCTTTGTTAAATAGTGGTTCATGTCCTTTTCGAGGGCGTCAGCGAGCTTATCTGCTAGCTCGTTGCCTTCGCCGTCGTTTCGGACCTTGACCGGGCCATCGGTAGGGAGCAATTCCCCACGTGCGTTAGCTTGAAAGCGTAGCACCGCTTCTAGGAGCAACGGATGATCTACTGTGCTTACACCCTCTTGTGGGGTTGCCCCGGACGCTGCGGCGCCACGAGGGTTCTTGATCTCCAGACCTAAGAGCGAGATGCCGTTCGCCATGTTCTCTAGCCACATGGAACGGCTTTGAACGTCTTGGTCTATGCCGAGTAATAGCTTTTCCGCGATGGACGCGCAATCGGAATCGCTTAGGTCCTCGGCGAGGTTGTCATTGAACCCGGTGGACGTGCGCTTTTTCTTTTCCGGCTCGCCAAAGGTGATCTGTACGCTACCATCCGGCAAATCTATCTGTGTCGTGCCGTCCGATGGGTCGAAAGACGGCGCATCTATCCCGTCTGCAATGACGGTGATACTCGCCCCTTCTAGTGCGGGAGGCGCCGGATAGCGATAATTCTGTCCTAAATCAATTGGTACGTCGGTCAACTAGTCCCAAGTTTCAAGCTAGCATAAACTTTTTTATATTCTGCAATACCGTCTACAGTTGCCCGCGCGATCGGAGACTTGTCCGTTGGTGGTGATCCCTGCCATTTCTTTTCAAGCACGTTGTAAGTCTCGCCGCTTCCAAACGAGTGGCCTTTGGTCTGGAACGCAATCGAATCCTTCATGATATCGAGGGCCTTGGTCATCCCAGCAACCAAGTCGCGTTGGTTCTCGATCTCGGCAATCGCATCCACCAAGACTTTATGAAGCGCATCGCCCCAATTCCCAGGAGCAAAGTCAACGGTGTCACCAGCCTTTAGGCCAGCCCATTTCTTTAACTCTTCAACAACGTCCGCGCTCATTTCGCTGGCCTGATAAAGTCGGCAAGAGGAAGCGTAGCAAATGCTACCGAACCCTTCACCATCCTGATTGCTCCACGACAGGTTTCAATCTCGGCAATCGCATCTGCGCAGACAACCTCAATTGAAATTTCGCCAGTCCCGTTTGGAAAATAACTGCCTTCGTATGCGGAGGCTAGCGCCTTGAGATTGGAGATTACTTCGTCGCTCATACGCTCACCGAATGCATCGGCAACCATGCCACCACACGGCTAGCATCCCGAGAAAACCCAGGATGCCCGCAGTCTTTACAATAGTACCACTCCCACTTCACGGGCTTGCGATCCTTGGTCGAGATTGTTTCATCAACCCTCCCGGCCGGAAGCCATGTGTGGGAAAGATGCTCACTCATTTTCCTTCCATCCCCCATCTTGCCACACGACTTGACGAAAAATGCTACCACATAAATCAACCTGTCGCAGCGCGGAAACTACTTCTTTCTTGCCCCCAGGCTTTATCCAGTCAGATCGCGCTTCCCAAAGATTGTCAATCGCGTCCAAAAGATCACGCCAAGCCTCATCTTTTGAAGGGAGACGTGGACTATCAATAACCTCGGCCACTAACTCCATTTTCGTTCACTCTTTCGTCGGGCTCGAACTCTTCGATGTACTCGATCGTGTCATTGTCCGAAATCGTACCAGTCCAAGACTTGTGAGGATGCACCGTCACTTCGGTCGAGGTCTCAGTTTCCTCGACGCAACTTTCACAGTCCCACGTATCAAAGCTGCGCATCTTGATCTTGCAGCCCTTGTCGCCCGTATGCACGTGAATCGTTGTGACTTTCTCGCTCATGTTTTACCCTTTCCCTGTCTTGCTCTGCTTTCCAACACTTTTGGCACAGATCATGGTCTCGATTAGGCCTTGTCACACCCCTGCGCTTTGGCAACCATGCCACGATCTTGCGACCACACTTGCATACACGTTGCATGATATCATCCGCGCCCTACCTTAGTCTTTGAGTTCGCGGTCCTGTTCTACGTTCTCCGTCTTTGAGATAAGGAACCCATCGAACTTCCGACTACAAGTAATCTCAAAAATACGAGATTTATCAAGCCACATCCCCAGAAGTCTTTCGGCTTGCACACAGTCTCGCGACGAACTAAATTCAACCGAATACGGATTGTAGAATGGGAACTCTGGGTTGATCGTCTCTTTCGGAAAAAGCAACGTCAGAACGAAGATTACCTCTTTCATCGGTAACTCTCCATCGCCCTTTGGATTGACCTACTGAACATATTCTCCGCATACGAGACACACGCGCGATCCCCTCGCACGAACCGGACACGGACTACCAATTCATCAGTCTCACCACCGAAGTCTCGATAGACCCACTTGGCTGAGATTAGGCGGTTCATTTGTGCAGCGTTACCCCCAAGATCAGAAGCCAAATCGCTGATGACAACACCAACCCAAACATAAACCCAGCAAGAGCATCGCCATCATCGTGCCCCTTCTCATAAGGACACTGATCACGATGCTTAATTCTCACCGCTAGATGATCTTTCTGTTCCTCATTCATAGCAAAATCCACCCCGCCGCGATCATCCCAGCCATCTGGTGAAACGCATACACCGCAAAGTACCCCAGCCCGACTACGATCCCTACGCCTATAAAGACTTCAATGCAGCCAAGGAGGCGTTTCAACCAGGGACCGCCCGTATAATCGAAGACTTCGGTTGCGGCGCCTCAATGTCCGCGAGCAACTTCTTGGTCAACGACGACGCCCCAATAAACAGATCGCCGCGCTGTGGGCCTGCGTACATCGATCCGCACCCGCCCTGACGCATGACCGCGACAACCGCGACTGATGTAATCTGCCCCGCTTGAATGTCCTTGAGTAGGGTAGACACCATATCCGCCAATGGATTAGAGACGAGGATTGGTTGCGGCTCGCCATTCATGTTCACTTTTCCAGCCCATGCATACGGAACGCCAAGTTGACAATCGCCTCTGCGGCTTCCTTGCTACAGGCTGGCGCGTATTCGTTGTTCGACGGGTCCAAGAGCACGATCACCGCCCCATCTGCGTCAACGATCGCAGGACAACCACGACCGTAGCGTGTAGGATAATACTTGGTGCTTAGACGCCACGGCAACTTGAATGAGGTGCTGCGAACGAAATCGTCCTCATCCTCAGAAATTTCAATCCTCATCACGCCACCATACTTTTCGGAGTTGCGTCGTCCTCGATCGTCTTCTTGAATAGGAGATTGCCCGCAGTGTGGTAGACTACGATACCCTCGGGACGATTGAACCCAGGCGCTGCCAATGAACCACGCTCGCGCAACCGATCGAGATAATACTGAACCGTCTGCGTATCGAACTCGCCACGATACAGCACCGGCACCACATGGCAGCACGCCGGCCGCACCGCATCATCTCCCCACCGTGACACATTGAATAGCGAGAACCGCTTTTCCTTGAGGCCGTAACCCCTTTGGATACCAGCGCCCCACCATTCACCAAAATGCCTGCCAGGACCAAGCCTTAGCAGGTCCATCTTATTGCCCTGTACCCACTTCGCAAAGCCTGCGTTGTCTTGCTCGGGAGTTACCCAGCGAGTGCGACTACCGGCAAAGATGTCGCCATCCTCGGTGATGTAAACTTGCCCATTCGTGCCATCAATTTTTTCGAGCACGTAGCATTCGCGGCTAAGGCGTGCTATCTTCTGGAAGGGCTCGAATGGTGGCGCATAAACGCCAATCTCTACAATTCCTTCACTCATCCCGGACCCCCTCAGGTCTCCCCGGCCGATTCGTCTCATCTACACGTATAGCCGACTTCCCAAAGACGCTCAAGACCCCAGGCACTTTTAATGCCTCATCTTCGGCGTTTTCTGTGGATAAGGCGGCGACTTCGACCCAAGTTTCTGTTGCACGACGGACACGGACGCGGTAGTAGACTGGGCGAGCCATTCACTTCTTCGCCCACAACCCTTCGAAGTCTGGCCCCTGCGGCGTCCAAAAGCCTACTGCGCTCTCTAGTTTGTCAGCCACGCCAGGAGATTGAAGCCTCGGGAGCACGTAGCCATTGTTAGGTACGCGCCAGTAGGACATTCCCTTTGGCTTGACTTCCTTGCGAATCGGTCGAACTGTACGCCTTGGAGATTCCATCATGCACACCCTCACCAATCATGCCTAAAGTCCACAACAAATACGCACGAACCGCGCCGCCAGATGCAGTCTATGTAGGGCGAGGTTCACCGTGGGGTAATCCTTACCGCATTGGCGTGCACGGCAACCGCGAAGAGGTAATCCGACTGTTCGAACTCAACACGCTTCCTACTCTTGACTTAGAACCGTTGCGAGGCAAGGACCTTATATGCTACTGTGCACCAAAATCGTGCCATGCAGACATCTTGCTACGAGAGGCTAACAAATGACGATCCTCACCCGCCGTTCTCTACTCCGTGGCCTAGTCGCTACCCCCGCAGTGGTCGCAGTCTCGTCCCTTATGCCAGTGCGGGGGATTGTGATGCCGACGATGAGCGTATTGGACCATTCCAGCCGAATGAGGATAGTCCTAACCCCGTTTGAAACCGGTCTTGCGCGTGAAATGATCTTTGAGAGAATGATTAGACCCCATATTGCGCCGCCACGCTCTCCGTCCTTGGCCGCCACGTCGCCTCTTCTTCCTCCATCGCAGTCGCCTCATCTGCACGATACACTAGACCAGATTCGCGGAACCAGTTGAGAGCTTGCGTGCAGTTGTGCACAGTCCCGCCAACCGTAACGTAGCTCTCATCTTCTTCTACTGATAGATTGTAGACGATCGCTTTCTCATTGACGCGCTCAATCTTCTCGATATGAGTGCCTATGTAGTCTTCGCTCACAACGGCACCGCTATGCTTCGCCTTGATAGCATAATCAAGCCGGTATGCCTCTAGACACTCCGACATTCGACCAAATACCTTGCGCGGGCCTTCTTCCTTATCGATCTGATACCAAGAGGGTATTCCTAATCTGGCCAGCATAAGTCTAACACCCCAGAGCAACGATTGAGATGTAGAAGTCAATGCAATGCGGTTCCCAACCGCGCACCCATCGCCGTAAGAATACCCATCAATAAAGCCCTGGACGAAGTCTAACGGAGCATCTAGAGCCCATTGCGGCACTATCTTATTCTCGGCTAGATAGCCAAACTCCATGAAAATTGGAGTCACGAGAAGGGAAGATAGAACTACTGAATAACAACCGTTACCTTTCGTGATCTTAACGCTTTTACCGAAGGTTGAATTTATCCACGTCTGGATTCTAGAGATCGCTTCGTAATCACAAGACCACTTCACTTGGGAATGTTTACTTACACAACCCTCTGCCGCATAGAGTCCGAATACCCATCCTGCCTCTCTATCAAGACTGATAAATCTACCAACACTATCTTGGTGCTGCTTTTCTCTTAGAGGGCCGACCTTACCCTTGACAATTAGGGATATCATACCCGTTGAAACGCCGTACATTTCGGCAATTTCTTTTTGCTCACGGTGCTGCGCGAGAAGAATTATATTCTCAGCATCTCTAAACGAGAACCGACCCAACGGAGCGCGCTTATGATAAATCTTGTGATCGTCATGGGTAACAGTGTCACCCCAGACCTCCGCTAGATCAATCCTATCCTTGGCTTGACCAGCAAGCCTTGGGATAACAAGCGCGTCGTGATTAACGCGCCGCTGAGATTGTACCAATTTGCCATTCCTGCGGAAGGCATAAGTCGGCCTAGCGACTAGTTCTTTGGTAGCTTTCCATGCAGTCCCTACACACTCTTTGCCAGCGGTCTGTGGGCACCGCACTCTCATCGTTAGAAACGGATGCTCGCCTGTAATCTCAATCTGATCTAAGCCCTTAGCCTTGACTCTATAATAGTGATCTGAAATCCTAGAGCCTGTCCTAAGAACTTTGCGCCACCTACCCTTATGGGTTAGAACAAGATCACCACAGATTACTTCCGCAATACTTACGATACCACGTGTCGTTACAATGCCAGTGCTGCCAGTCAGGCATGAATCGACCAGATCATCGTGATCTGCTTTAGGAAATTCAGACATCTGCTCGCGAACTTTGTCCGACCACGCAGTCTCAGGGCAGTAAATCATGTTGTCCGCAAACATCGGGACAACGGAGTGACACCGCGAGACCTTATCCCGTGTTGGGTTAATCATCATGATCCCGAAGTTCTCACGGGCATACAATCGGTGCAGTTCGTTCGAAACGTCGGTCCCGCGCGACTTATCCTCGATCAATAGTCGGTGGACCTTGTACCGCTTGCAGGTATCCGCGACTAGCTCCACGAGTCCCCATTCCTGATCTTGGGCCTTGCGGACCTTATCCCCGGACGTGCCAGGATCGAAAGACAACTGTCTCCCGTGCAATGGTAATCGCTTATTCCACGCATACATCAGCATCAGGCGTCGATTCTTGTTCTTGTCTAGCCAGACGCCCCAAACCGTGAGCGCGGAGTAGTCGTTCTCTTCCTTCTCTCCGAACGCGGTATCGAGGCTTGCAAACCTCAGATCGAAATCCGGGAACTCCTTGCGAATCTTCCCAGGCTCTTCACCTGTCCCTTGACAGTGCTGGCAGAGCCTTAGCCGGCCAGATGGTGTCGTGTATGTCTTCTCGCCGTTACAGACCTCACAGGGCGGCGAACCCCATTCCAAGCCATATGATCTTGCTTCGATCTGGTCCCACGGCTTCCACCACTCCCATTGAATGATGCCACCGCCCGCAGGCACCGGACGCTGTTGAAGTCGGCCGGCTGCCATGTACTTGCCGAGGCCGATTTCCATGCGCCTGATCTCTTCATCATTGAAGCGTTCAGGCCACATAAGTTCGCCTTCGACAGACCTAGGGTCCTGCCAGGGCTCATCGTCATCGTACTGAGGTAGAACTACGGTTACGCAATGCC